ATCATCTTTGTCAGAAGAGAAGTTCACCCCACTTATTGATATGATTAAGGAAAAGAATTGGAGTGGAATGAGAAAATGGGTTGGAACTAATTCTGATAACGACTTCAATGCACTATTCAGAAAAGTATTCAATGCACTTGAACAAAGATTAGAACCAACATCTATACCAGCTGCAGTTCTAATCATTGCAGACTATCAATACAAATCTGCATTTGCAATGGATTCGGAAATTAACTTCACTGCATGTCTAACAGAGATTATGTCGGAGTGTAAATTTAAGTAATGGGTAAACTAAGACAATGGTTTAGAAAATGGTTTGATATTCAAATAGAAAAATCATGGCAAAGAAAAGCAAATAAAATGTTTGCAAAACATAATGTAGAATATAGAGACGGAGATAATACATGACACAATATGATGAGAGAGTCGAACTGCAAAGACTTAAAATAGAAGCAGAAGAATGGGCAAGTAAAGTTAAAAGCATACATGGTCATTCAATTAGTTCAATGCACTATGACACTAGACCACAAGATACTGAAGATGGTAAAGGTGTTGTTGATGTTGAATACAATGATGGTACTGTTAAACGAACTCTTTCCGAGGGTGGAACATACATCTTTGGTAAAGCATTAACAGGTCAAGACTTAGTAAATTCTTACATAAGAAACACTTAATGTCCAAACGCAATCCTTTTGACTTTGTCAAGTCAGTCTCTTATGATAAAAAAGATATCATGGTTGACGATGTCGAAGAGAAAGCATATGCACCATTCCTTATCAACAAATCATTATCATATCACGAGGATTCCCTATTTTTCACCAATGAAATGAATTGTAGACATGGTTTAGACCATCGTCTTCAATACCTCTTTTTCCTAAATACTCTTAGGAAAAGACAAAGGTTCTCTCAATGGAGTAAACCTTATCTTAGTAAAAAAATAGATACAATTAAAGACTATTATCATATTTCAACACTGAAAGCAAAAGAATACATGGAAGTGTTAAGTGATAAAGAAGTCCGTGAATTGAAAAAGAGAATGAAAACTGGTGGACAAACCAATGAATGAAAATGAAAACTTAGTCAAAGACTTAGTAGAAATAACATTTCCCGAAAAAGACGATTTTCTAAAGATAAGAGAAACACTTACACGTATAGGTGTAGCAAGTAGAAGAGAACAAGAACTATTTCAGTCATGCCACATACTTCACAAACGTGGTAAATATTACATTATACACTTCAAAGAACTATTCAAATTAGATGGTAAACCTACAAGCATAGATGAGTCTGATATAGGTAGAAGAAATACTATTGTTAAATTATTAGAACAATGGAAACTTATATCAATTGTAGACGAAAGTATGGTTTCAGAACCTATCGCACCATTATCCCAAATTAAAATTATTCCTCATAAAGAAAAGAATGAATGGAAGTTAACAACAAAATATTCCATAGGAAACACTAAAAATACCTAAATACTAGTTAGATATAACTAATATAGGAGAGAGTATGTTTTCGAGCATTGTATCTTTTATTATGGGAATTTGGAACTTATTGATGATTATACCGATTGTTATTTCAATCGCATCACTCATCATAAGTTTAACACCGACACCCAAAGACGATAAAGTCTGGGCGAAAGTGTATAAATACTTGGAAGTCTTAGCACTTGCAATTGGTAAGGCAAAAGACAAAAATCCTTTACTGGATAAATAACTATAACAGGAGATAAATTATGGAAATTATAGCAATCATACTAGTACTAGTTGGTGTTGTTTATTTTTTTAATAAAGGCTCAAAAGGTTCAACACCTTCAAAGTCACCTGTAGCAAAAACACCAGCACCAGTTGCTGATAAAAATGGTAATGGCATAACATCTAAGGCAGAGCTTAAGAAGTTAACCAAGAACCAACTGATTGACCTTGCTGATAAGAAAAATCTTAAAGTGAAAAAATCGGGTACTAAAGCTGCAGTTATTAATGAAATTCATGCGAAACTGAAGTAGAACACTTAGTTATTAAGAAGGGGTCTATATGACCCCTTTTTTTGTGTTTTTACCAACCCATTCTCATAAATAAAGGTATGGATATATTTGAATTGATAAGTGAAGTCGGAGCCCCTATTGCTGGAAGTCTAGTAATGGGTTTCTTTATTTTTACAGTTATCAAACAAATACTTGAAGGAGTTGTGGATGATATCAAAACATTAACAATGTTCTGTAAGTCACTGGAAAATCGTGCAAGAACAATGTCTAATGAAATGATTAAAATCGACTTACTAGTGTCAAGTGCATTAGAACTTAAACCCGACATAGAGAGAGTTGCACGTGCAGAGAACTTTATAGAAGACGGAAAACTAGATGTGAGACGAGACTAGTGGAAAATATTGCACAACTTATTTCTGATTATGGATTTCCAATCGTAATGATGGTTGGACTTGGATACTTTGTATACTATATTTGGTGGTTTGTAGGTGAAGAATTAGAACCCGAAATTGAAAAACAACACTTTGCATTGATTAAAGTGATTGACCAAGTAAGAATGCTAGACCAAGACTTGATTAGACTTCAACAAAAAGTTGATGTTGTTCTTGAGTATAAAGAAAATGAAAAGAAGAAGAGTGCTAAAAATGACTGAAAAAGATTTAGAATTATTAAAGAAACAAATGGGGCCAAGAATTTGGGATGGATGGGCCTTATTTTATTCTTTTTTATTTGGATGTCTAATTACAGTTATGTTAATGGCTCCTGCAGTATTATTTGCAGATGAAATAGTTCACAAATTTAAGAGTCCTTCCTTCAGTGGAATAGGACAATCATCACACTATCTTACAATTGAGAACCAAGAGAAATCAAGACGTGACAAGATAGCACAAGACATAGAAGATAGAATTGCAAAAGCAGAAAGGGAAGCAGAAAACACCACCCTTGCAAAATTTTTAAGAAATGTCGAAAGTAGAATTTATGCTCAGATAGCAAAACAGTTAGTAGAAAATATGTTCTCTAATGGTGAAGCTGCAGACTATGGTGTTTTCACAATAGAAGGGAATACAGTCACATACGAAAAATTGGTTGGAGAAGATGGTGCAGAATTTATTAGATTAACAATTGTATCACAAGACGGAACGACAACAACTTTAGACATACCAGTTGGAACAGGAAGTTTCTAAATGAAGAATTTTTTATCAGTGGGACTTGCAGTCTTACTCGCCAGTAGTTGTGCAAGTGTTCCTACTATGAACAGGGATTCTAGTAATTGTGACCCAAGTATTGTAGATGTTAAGACTCTTGTTGAAAAGGCAATACCATTTACTTGTGTTGAAGATGCAGAGGTTGTGAAGATACCAACCTATCAAGAACTTGCAGACTTACCACCTGCTGAAACAATGCCTATTGTTGCAGTGTATTCTTATATAGATAAGACAGGACAAAGGAAGAGAATGGACGGAGTTGCATCATTCTCAACTGCAGTCACCCAAGGTGCAGAATCATTTTTGATTGATGCATTGAAGACTGCTGGAAATGGTAAATGGTTTAGAGTAGTAGAGAGAACAAATTTAGATGCACTTGTAAGAGAGAGACAAATCATACGAAGTGCAAGAGAAGACTTTGCAAATCAAGAAGGTAATGAAGATTCTCCAACAGGAATCCAACCTCTCTTATTTGCTGGTATCCTACTTGATGGTGGGATAATTGGTTATGACACTAACATTGAAAGTGGTGGACGAGGTGCAAGAACACTTGGTGTAGGAACATCACGTTCATATAGAAGAGATATAGTGACTGTAAGTTTAAGAGGAATCTCAACACTTACAGGTGAAATTTTACTTAATGTGCAGACTACCAAGACAATATTGTCAGTTGGTGGTGGTTATGATGTGTTCAAGTTTGTGGATATGGATACACAACTTGTTGAAATAGAAGATGGTGTAGCAGAGAATGAAGGAGTCACAAAAGCGACTCGTTCTGCAATCGAACTTGCTGTCTTAGAATTAATATACCAAGGACACGATAGAGGTTTTTGGGAAATAAAGGAAAAAACAAATGAAGAATAAACTTCTTTTATTATGTTTATCATTAGGATTAAGTGGATTCGTATCTGCAGCTGCAGATGATAACGAAATTTTTATACAACAGTCAGGTGACAATTTAACTTTAGACATAACTCAAAAAGGTTATGCAAACAAAATTGGTGGAGATGATTTCTCAAGTTCATCGATTGATATGATTTTGACTGGTGCCACCAATAGTTTAACACTATTACAGGACGGAGACTCAAATAAATTATATGGCCCATTCATTGCAGATAATGCTACAGTAGATTTAACTTTTACTGGTGATTCAAACTCAATGGACTGGAATGTAGGATATGTTGGTAGTGCTGATTACTTAAATATGTTAGGAACAATAGATGGTTCATCAAACACATTCGACATTGATATCGGATATGATGCATCTGCAGAATATCTTAACTGGGACTTAGACTTAGATGGTTCATCAAATGTATTCACTACTAAAATAGATAGTGACAATGCAGTTTGGAACTGGACTGTTAATGGTTCATCAAATGATATCAATACAATCCAAGCAGATGCATCTGATAACAAAATCACTGCAGTTCTAACTGGTTCAACAAACGACATCGACATCGTTCAGAAGAGTGGTTCAGATGCTGGTTGTCCAAGTGGTTCATTGTGTAGTGGTATTATTGATGTATCTTTTGTGACTTCTAATGCAGATATTGACATCGTTCAGCAAGACTCTAACGATTAATCTTTTACTTATTGGTTCACTTTCAGGTGAACCGATAGGTGAGATTGTAGAATATAGGGGTTCAGCAGGACTTCAGAGAGACGGAGAGTCTACTCTTGTCAGTGCAAGTAGTGAACCCGAAGTCTTAATGTATGATACAGCAAAGACTCAAAATGGTAGAATGAAGATTGAGTTCTTAGGAGACGAGGAACTAGATTTAACAGAACATACCAAGGTTTGGATTGACGAGGTATATTACGACCCCGACCCTTCCAAATCCAAAATGGCTATACGAATGGCACAAGGCACTGCTCGATTTGCTTCGGGTTTCGGTGGTAAGATAAAGAAAAGTAATATTAAAGTGTCGACCCCTACAGCACAAATTGCTGTGGTTGGAACAGATTTCACTACCACTATTGATGAAATCGGAAGGTCACTTGTTATACTTTTGCCTGATGAATTTGGTAATCCTTCAGGGAAGATTATTGTGAGTAATGCTGGTGGAAGTGTGACACTAGAAGAAGCATACCAAGCAACTATGGTATCTTCTTTTGACGATTCACCTACTAAACCAGTGACAGTGTCAGGAATAGATGCAAGTATGATTGACAATATGTTTATTGTGAATCCACCCGAAGAGGTGCAAGACCAAGTTGAAGAAGAATCCAATGGTGGTGAAAATGATAGCAATAACATTCTAGATGTGGACTTTTTAGAGTTCAATGATTTAGAAGAGGATTACTTTGAAGACGATGAGTTGGAATATACAGAACTCGACAGAGACTTATTAGATGTCGATTTCTTACAAGATTTACTAGATGTAGTTTTAGAGATTGACCGAAAGGTTGGTATCGATGCAGAAAGAAAGGCAGACCCTTTCGGAGTTGCAAGAATAGAAGGAACTGCATTTGGGTTTGACAAAGACACTCAATACAATACAATTGTTGACAAGGGTCTTGGTCAAATTTGGTTCTACAGAGAAGTTCAAGGGATTATCTCCATTAAACTTCCAATCTATGCACAAGCAACGATTAGAACTGAAACAGACGAAAAAGGTTCACTAATTAAAGTGGGTGATGGTTCGTCTATAAATATTACCATTACACAAACAAACTAGGAGAATTATATGAATAGTATGTTAGAAAAACTTCGTGATTGGCATGAATATCAGTTAACTGGATTTCAAGATGCAATGAGACTAGATAATTACCATATGTTATGGTTATCATTTAGTAAAGGAGTAGTATTTACATTATTATTTTTATGGTTATTATAGATTAAATGAAAGATACCACACAGTATATTGCAGTTTTATTTTTACTTTCCCTAATCGGACTGGGATGGACTAGTGTGGCATCTGCTAATGATAATGAAATTTCTATCAAACAAACTGGTGGAAATAACCTTGCACTGATTATAGAGCAAATAGGAAATAACAACGAAATTAAAATGTATGATAACTATTCGTATTTAAATGGTGCAAATATGTCATTACATTTATATCAAAACAATGATGGAACAAATCAAAACACAATAGACCTTTGGCACTTAGATGGAGCAAGTAATTCTATCCGTTGGGGTCAAGGTGGAAAATTAGATAATGCATCTGATACAACTTTCTATTATGATGGAACTGAAAGTGGTGGTCATTATGCAAACTTAGACATACACGGAAGTAATAATAATGTTGCAGGTTGGCAGGCAAATTCAGGTAATGGTGGACACACATATAATCAGTTAATCTTTAGTAGTTATAATGATGTGTATGTAGAACAACGAGGCGATGGTGCAAAGACTCTTAACTTAACAATTAGTAATAACGATAATGATGTTCAAGTGGTTCAAAAGAATACTGGACACACAGCAACAATTAACTTGTCAGGTAGTTATGGAACTACATTAAATCTTTTACAACAAGGATATACATCACAGTCATATTCACTTTCTCAGAATTGTCAAACGACTACAGGTTGTTCAGTATCAGTCACACAAGGTCAATAATATGGCATATTCACAAAAAGTAATAGATAGATTCGAGGGTGTTCTTAATGCACCCGAACAATTCTCAGTTGGTAGATTCGACCCCAACGACCCTAATGTTGCAACAGGAATGGCAGGAGCTCCTGCTTGTGGTGATGTAATGAAACTGCAACTTAAGTTAGACGAAAACGAAATGATAGTAGATGTAAAGTTTAAGACCTATGGTTGTGGAAGTGCAATTGCATCCAGTTCAATGTTTGTAGATTTACTCAAAGGGAAAACTATGGAAGAAGCAAAACTTATTAAAGATAAAGATATTGCAGAAGCACTAGAACTTCCACCAATCAAATTACACTGTAGTGTTCTTGCAGAAGACTCAATCAGAAAAGCAATAGAGGACTGGGAAAGTAATGGATAAGAGAGTAGTAGAACTAGTAAACGAATATCGTATTAAAAGAAGACAAAAAATGTGGTCAGGAATTTGGTCTGCATTTCTCGGACTTTCATTAATAGGTGTTTGTCTCTATATATTCTTCTTTGCTTGGCCGACAGTTGTATAGCTGGAAAACAGTCCTCATCACCATTGGTGTATTTGTAGGACTTAAAATTTGGTCTCCATATCTAGTAGAAAATATTAAGTGGTCTTACTTTGATGTTCTTCATCAGAGTCAGGAAACAGTTCAGGTTGATGACATCGTCTTAGTAGACATAGACGAGAAGTCACTTGAAGTGTTTGGTCAGTATCCTATTAAACGTAGTATCTATAGGGATATCCTGCTTGACACTCATTACACTAACACACATGTTTTCACTCAACTCTTCAATCAACCTGATAGAAATTCAGGAGAAGATGAAATCTTTGCAGAAGGATTAGTTAATAGATTAACCATTCTTGCATCAGCACCTACCATACAAAAGGACACTGGTTCTGCACCCTTCGTAGGAAACTCTACCTTTGGGGGTGGAAAGGCAACAGACCACTTATGGAACTTCTCAGGAATCTCAAGTCCTATCAGGATACTTCAGGACAATACTTACGGAGTTGGGGTCACTGTTGCAACACCTAGTGTTAATGGAACACCAAATTTTGATGGAACGACAAGGTCTATCCCTTTAATCATAACTGCAAACGAACAGGTATATCCGTCACTTGCACTAGAAACACTTCGTGCATTTAAAGACCAACCTTCGTATCAGACTAGAATTACAGAAGTCGGAGTAGAGTGGGTTAGAATGGGTAGAGACAAACCTATCACTACCACTGCAACCAGTGATGTTATGGTATCCTATTGGAATGAGTTCCAACGGGTTTCTGCTGTTGACTTACCTAATCTAAATCTTACTAATAAAATTCTGATATGGGGTTTGACTGCAGAGGGATTAAATAATCCAGTTTCAACTCCAGTGGGTGTATTGTATCCTCACGAAGTGCAAGCGAACCATATCCAAACCGTCTTGTCAGGAGTTCAAATACAACAATCCTACTATCTTGAATTACTTGAGATTGTTCTTCTGTTGACAGTTCTTGTAATGATATTGGTGATGGTTTACAAACTTCCCACAATTCTTTCGGGGATAATGAGTCTAACACTTGTAGGACTTCAGGTGGGTGGGAGTTATTATATTTGGACTTCAAGTCTCGTTCTTTTCGATACCTTCTTTTCATCAATTGCCTCCTTGATTGTTTTTGGTCATGCCTCTTTCAATCAATACTATACAACCTACAAACTCAAAGAAGAAATTAAGAAGCAGTTCCAAAAGTATTTATCTCCCGACATGGTTGACCAACTTGCAGAGAATCCCGATTTACTTAAACTAGGTGGAGATAGAAAAGAACTTACATTCATGTTCATGGACATATGTGGATTCACACCTATATCAGAACACTATATGAAACAGGACGACCCCGAAGGATTGGTAGAACTTATCAATAGATTCCTCGACATGCAGACCAAGATAATCCTAAATAATAATGGAACTATCGACAAGTATATGGGCGACTGTATTATGAGTTTTTGGAATGCACCTTTAGATTGTCCCGACCATGCCGAGATGGCAGTAAAGTCTGCAATAGAAATTTTAGAAGCAACAAAGGAACTCAATGAAGAACTCAAACCGCTTAATCTTCCACCCATTAACGTGGGTATTGGGATTAATACTGGTGAGTGCATCGTTGGAAATATGGGGTCAGAACTTAGATTTGACTATTCCGTCATTGGAGATGCAGTCAACCTCGGTGCTAGACTTGAGGGACAAACAAGAAATTATGATGGGGTTGACGTGTTGTTGGGACAAGAAACATATCGACAGTGTCCAAACAGAGTATTCACTAGAGTCGACTCTATTACAGTTAAAGGAAAATCAGAACCAGTCGTGGTTTACACTATCTGAACGACCTACTGGTCTTCAGTGGACTACATTCATAACACTTCAACTTGCAGATATCTATACCACATATCGTGGTCTCAAATATGATTGTGTCAAAGAACTCAATCCTTTCCTTGGTGAATCACCTTCTGTTCCAAGAATTTTTGCAGTTAAAACTGCAGTCCTTGTTCCTGCTATAGAGGCAGATATTAAAAATGAGAGAATATCACCACAAGTATTCAATGAGATGAACTTCTTAATGTCTATGGTGATTGCAAGTAATCTTGATGCATTGAGATATGCAAAAGAGAGTTGCAGAAAATTGTAAAAACCCCCTTGAAATTTCAAAAAAAACCCATATAATAGTAGTATGGTGTTATAAATACCATTGTTAGAGAACTTCAAAAGAGCTCGGATTTTGGAACTAGGATTGGGCAACGCCGACATCTAGTGACCCCATTTCTTAAAAAGAGCTCGGTTCTCGAACATTAACGCAATGCTCATTAGAGGTTGCATATTATAAACTTGCTTAATAAAGGAGAAAACTATGACTATCTATGACGATGTCTTCGGGAAATCATTCCCATTCGCAATTGGGTTCGACAGAACTCTACAACTATTAGAACGTGCTGATACACATTCTAATGTAAACTATCCACCTTACAATATTGTAAAAGTCGATGCAGAGAATTTTGTAATCGAACTTGCAGTTGCTGGTTTCAGTAAGAAAGATGTTTCAATCTCAAAAGAGAAAGAAGTTCTTACCATTAAAGGTGAACAGGAAAAGAGTGACAGTAAAGAGTTTGTTCATCAAGGACTCTCTTCAAGAAACTTTACTAGAAGGTTTACACTAGCAGACGATATTATCGTCAATGGTGCAGACATGAAAGATGGTATTCTGAAGGTTTCACTTGAGAGAATAATACCCGAGGAAGACAAACCTCAAGAAATCAAAATTTCTTAAAAAACCACCTATACAGATACACCTATTTGTAATATAATGGGTGTATCTTTTTATATATTATGGAGAAAAAATGGAAGAAGTACATATGGGTTTGCCTCTAGTTGAGGGACAAGAAGTACCTAACGTAAACTTAACAATAAGAGTTGATGGTGAGTTCGTTCAACTAAACACAAAAGAACAATTTGCAAATAAAAGAGTAATACTGTTTGCATTGCCTGGCGCATTCACACCAACATGTTCAACACAACAATTGCCTGGCTTTGAAGAAAAGTTTGCAGAGTTCCAAGAAAAAGGAATTGATGAGATATATTGTATATCTGTAAATGATTCATTCGTAATGAACGCATGGTTTGAATCACAAAACATTACTAATGTTTTCCCACTTCCCGATGGAAATGGAGAGTTCACTCACAAAATTGGTGCAGAATGTAAAAAGTCAAACTTAGGATTTGGATACAGGTCTTGGAGATATGCATTAGTGATTAATGATGGCAAAGTAGAAAAAATGTTCATAGAAGAAGGTTTTGGTGATAATGTCGAATCCGACCCATATGAAGTTTCCACACCCGAGAATGTGCTAAATACATTGTAATGAACGAATATTTCAGATATACTCTTAAAGACTTAGAAGAAAACTCTGCACAAAAGAAGTTTAATTATATAACTTTCTTTGCTGGTGGTGGAGGTTCTTCTTGTGCTTATAAACTTGAAGGTGGAGACTGTAGATATATGAATGAGTTTCAACAACTACATGTTGATACTTACCTTCAAAACTTTCCCAATACAATTCATGAATGCAAAGACATTAAAGAAGTCACTGGAAAGGGTATTATGGAACTTAGTGGACTCGAAGTTGGAGAAATTGATATTTTAGATGCAAGTCCTCCTTGTCCACCATTCTCTATGGCAGGTTCTAAACGTGAAGGTTGGAACAAAGAAAAGATTGCATATGGAATGAAACAAACTAACATTGAAGATTTGACTTGGGAAGTAATTAGAATTACTGGAGAACTAAAACCTAAAGTTGTTATATGTGAAAACGTAAAGGGTCTTACAATGGATTATGCAAAAGACCATCTAATCAGAATGATTCAAGACTTTGAAGCAGAAGGATATTCTGCAGTGTATAAGGTTATGAAAGGACAGGAACATGGAGTCCCACAAAAAAGAGAAAGAACATTTATACTTGCAGTTCGTAATGATGTTTTAGATAAAATAGGAATGCCATGGATGGTATTAGGAAGTGTATTTCCCGAACCATCTGAAAAGGAATGGACTGTAAGAGATGCAATTGAAGATTTACAAGATGATGAAGAGAATATAGTAGATGCAACTTACTTAGAAGAAGCAATGAGAACATCTTCTAAATCCCATTGGGTTTTTGGATTTGAAACTCATCCCGACTTTCCAAACTCTGGCCCGTGTTTAGGAATGAGAGGAATCAATGACAGAGATAGAGTGATAAGTATTGGGGATGATATTGTTGGCCCATGGTTTAAAACACAAATCAAAAATGGAATCATAGACCCCGAAGATGAAAAACACTCTTATTACATGTCAAGAATAGTTCCGTGGAATCAAGCAGCACATTCTTTAACCGAACAAGGATGTCAACCAAAATTTATGGGTGGTAATCATTTCCATCCAAGTGGAGAAAGAATATATACTCCAAAGGAATTACAAAGAATTATGACTTTACCCGATGATTATAAATCAACAGGAGACTATAATGATAAAGGTGCAAGAATAGGATTAATGGTTGCACCTCTATGCTTAAGAACACTTGTAGAAAGTGTCAATACAAACATATTGGAGAAGTACAATGTCGATTAGAACACACACCCCAAAGGTAGACCATGGTTTTGCATGGACTAAAGAAAAATACAATGGTCAGTGGTTAGATGGAAGTGAGATTACTGATTTAGTTTCTACTGTAGGAACAACAGATGAACTAACTAAGATTTATAAACCAGTATCAACCCTTGGAGAAGAACCACCATTACTAGCATGTATTGTTAAAGGTGTTTACACTGGTGAGAAACTAGAAGAACTCAGAAAGACAGTTCAATCTATTGAAGAAGTATCTACACTTCGTGCAAATGCAGCTGGCCCCATTGACCATGAGGAAATGAAAAAGAAAGGATTGATTGAAGGAGTTCATTATAAAATGAGAACACCAAATTCATACTATCCTATAAAGAAAAATGGTCAGTTCAATCGTATTGCAGAAGCAAATCCTATTCATTCTATTTTTATGGGACATAAGAGAGGAAGATTTACAGGAATGATTGGACTTAGTGGTTGGTCTAAACTTGCAAGAAACAGAGAAAAATGGGAAAGTATGCAGGATATAGCATTACTAAATGAGATTGCATTAAAGAAAGGTGCGCCAGAGGTATGGAGAAAACAAAGAGAATTTTGTGATGAATGTGTTGACCCAAAATATACATTAAAGGGAGCCCCGTTCACTTCTATATCTGCAAACAAATATTCTTATGTTGAAGGTGCAGGAAAAATGTCTGCACATGTTGATGGTGATGATTTAGATTTTGGTATGACGACCATGTGTGTATTCCGTTGCGGAGATTACAAAGGTGCATACCTATCATTCCCAAGATATGGTATAGGAATTGATGCTGACGATGGTGATGTAATTATTGCAGACTCAAATGAAATACATGGAGTGACACAAATAGAAGGAACAGGTGTTAGACATACTTGTGTTGCATATTGTGGAAGTGATGTTGCAACAAAAGGTGTAAGAGGTAAAACAGAGAATCCTATTGGCCATCATCATAGAGACAAACATGGTAGTTTAGATACTTTCTTAAGTTAAAATGACCGAACTATTCAACAGTAAAGTTTACAGAGTTGTAGAAAATCCCCATCATGAAGATGCAGGGATAGAACTTACTGGTGGTGAATGGGATGGTTTAGTTTATCAATATGGAAAGGTTCATATGGAAGACGGCAAACCTCATTTAAACTTTGAGAGAACTATAAGAAGATTACCAAATGGAGTTGAAAACTCAGAAGAAGCACTTACAGATTTACTAAATAATAAGGAATTAAATACATTAATGGGTGATATTCTAGTCGAAGTCATGCAGGAACAAATAAGGAAAGAGAATGAACCAAGAGATACTAAAGGAACAGATTAAGAGACATGAGGGAGAAGTCCTCGAAATTTACGAAGACTCATTAGGATACTTAACTTTTGGAGTCGGCCACTTAATTAAAGAAGACGATGATGAATACGGATTACCAGTAGGAACACCAGTTTCACAAGGAAGAGTTGATGATGTTTATGCAATTGACTTTATAAAACACGTTAATGAAACTATTCATTTATTTGAATCAAAAGGTGGAGAAGATTTCTATGCACTACCCGAAGACATTCAACACGTTTTAGTTAACATGACATTCAACTTAGGTGGAACAAGATTCGGTAAGTTCAATAACATGTGGAAAGGTGTTGTTGCTTGTGACTGGGAAAAGGTTGCAGTCGAAATGGAAGACTCTAAGTGGTTTGGACAGGTCGGAAGACGAAGTGTTGAACTACAAGAGATGGTAAGGAACTGTGGATAATATTAAAGCAGTAAAATTACTTGGTGGTGATATAATCATGGGTCAAGTAAAGAGAGATTTTTTTGGTAATATAACTATTATAGAACCACAACAATGTATTATCAATGTTGACGAAGGTAAAATGGAAGTATTACTTGCTGACTGGATTCCCTTTGCAATGAAATATGAATTTAAACTACATAAAAAAGACATAGTCACAGTGTTTGATGTCAGACCCCAATTATTAACAAACTATAAAGTGAGAACAGGTAATAACAAAAGATGATAGATTTTTTATCAGAAAACAGAACTAACTTTCTTGCTCTAATAGATGAGACTGAAGATTTAGATGTTGTCAATGCACGACTAAAACATTTTTTAGAAATTTGTGATGATATTGATATCTCATCAAATTCAGATTTAGTATCTGCATATAACACTATTGATGCAGAACTTAACACAAGAGGTATTACACATACACCTATAACCCCACTACCACAGGCACCAACATCATGAGCAGAGAAACATTATTAAGAGCATTACAATCACAATATCAAGGTCAAATGGATATTGCAATGGCAAACATTAAAGTATACCAAGGCAACCCTGCAGGTATTGGAGAACATCCCGATGTTGCAGAAGCACTTGACACTCAAGTAGAAAAGTATGCAAACGCAAAAGAAAAATACGAAGCAGTTGCAGAAATTTTAAATCAAAAAGCCCAAACTACATTGACAGAATAGTATCCTTATAGTATAATTACTATATGGATTTCTACACTAATGTCTGCAGAACCCGTGACAAAATTCTAGTCACTGGATACCAAGGAAACAAAAAACAAAAACTATCGGTCTCATATAGACCTAAACACTTTGTGCAATCTAAAAAAGGAGACACTGCTTACAAGTCCTTGGATGGTAGACCACTTGAAGTTGTTGAACTTAACTCAATGGGTGGTGCAAGAAAGTTTAGAGAACAGTATGCAGGAACACAAGGATTTGATATCCATGGATACGATAGATACATTTACACCTATATTGCAGACAAGTGGCCAACAGAAGTTGAGTGGGATTATACCAAAGTAAAAATTGCAACACTTGATATTGAGTGTGAATCAGAAAACGGATTTCCCGAACCAACACTTGCACAAGAGAAAGTCAATGCAATAACAATCAAACCATTCAGACATAATGCACATACATTTGGTATTGGTCGATGGGATGAATGTCCTAGTAATGTTGTTTACTATGAGTGTAAAGATGAGGCACATCTATTAGAGGAGTTCATCAAACACTGGAGGAAAGCATCCTATGATATTATTACTGGTTGGAATGTAGATTCATTTGATATCACATATCTTTGTAATCGTATTGATAGGTTGTTTGGTGAAGACCAACACAAAAGATTATCCCCATGGAACATGTCTGATTTTAGAGAGTTCACCTCTTACGGATATCAGAAGAATCAGAAATATACTTTATATGGAATCAATGTTATTGACTATATGGAATTGTATCAGAAGAGAACCTTTGTTAATCAAGAATCATATTCATTGAATCATATATCTCATGTTGAACTAGGTAAGGCAAAACTAGATTACTCAGAACATGGTTCACTACATGGTCTTTACAAAAATGACTACTCCAAGTATCTTGCATACAATGTACAGGATGTTGTCCTTGTAGAAGACTTGGAAGAAAAACTTGGTCTATTAGAATTAACTATGACAATGTCATATGATGCCAAGTGTAATTACTCTGATACTTTTGGAATGGTAAAGTACTGGGAAACTATTATATACAACTTCCTTAAGAAACAGAATATTCAAACACCACCACAAAAATTAAAACAGACTAAAACACATTCAATTGTTGGTGCATATGTAAAGGAACCCCTCGTAGGGAAACATGATTGGGTAATGTCATTTGACTTGAACTCACTCTATCCACATTTAATTATGCAGTTCAATATATCACCCGAGACAATAGTCAAAGGTGGTCAGAGAATGGATGTGACCATTCAGAATATGCTTGATGGTGAATCAGACCTATCTCCGCTTAAGAAGTCCAACAGAACAGTTGCACCCAATGGTGTTATGTTCAAACGTGATAAACAAGGATTCCTTCCCGAACTCATGGAAACATTCTATGATGAAAGAAAGATGTGGAAGAAGAGGATGATTGCATATCAACAAGAGAAAGAAGTTTGTAAAGAACCTAAACGAAAGAAAGAACTAGAGAGTCTTATCAAACGTGCATACAACAATCAACAGGTTCGTAAGATTGCACTTAACTCTGCATATGGAGCTCTTGCAAATCAATACTTTGCATTCTTTGACCCAAACCTTGCAGAAGCAATTACCATGTCGGGTCAGTTGGTTATTAAGGTTGCAGAAAAAACTATTAACACTTGGATGAATAATGTCCTTAAAACAGAAGACGAAGATTATGTAATTGCAATGGATACGGACTCAGTATACATAACTTTTGATAAACTAGTGTCACAAGTGTTTTCCGAAGACACCGACAAAGACAAAATCATCAATTTTCTTGACACTATCGGAAGAGAGAAAGTAGAAAGTATATTATCTAAAGGATATGACGAACTTGCAGAATACACCAATGCATTCCAACAGAAGATGGAAATGGGTCGTGAAGTAATTGCTGACCGTGGTATTTGGACTGCAAAGAAAAGATACATTCTAAATGTATTTGATTCTGAAGGTGTGAGATATGAAACACCTAAACTCAAGATGATGGGTATTGAGACTGCAAAATCCTCTACACCCGAGTGGGTCAGAGGCAGACTTACAGATGCATTCAAAGTTGTTATGAATGGAACTGAACAAGAACTATGGGATTTCGTAGAGACTGCACGAAAGGATTTTAGAAACCTTCCAGTTGAGAAGATGAGCTCACCAAGAGGTTGTAATAATCTTGAACAGTATTCAGACCCAACAACAATTTACTCTAAAGGAACACCCATACATGTAAGAGGTGCTTTACTTTACAATCATCAACTTAAGAAACTAAACATAGATAAACGATATGAGAACATCCGAAGTGGAAACAAGATTCTCTTCACTTATCTCAAACTACCCAACAAGATGAATGAGAATGTAATATCATACTCAAATGTCCTACCAAAAGAATTTGACCTACAGAACTATATCGATTACGATAAGCAGTTTGATAAATCATTTATAGAACCGTTGACTGCAGTTATCAGTAAGATTGGTTGGAATGTAGAACCAGTTGCATCCTTGGATTCGTTTTTTGGATAAATATGACTATGTATCAGTATAATGTTTCAGTAGTTAAAGTTGTCGATGGTGACACCCTCGATGTGGACATCGATTTAGGTTTTGGTATGTCTTACAAAAAACAAAGAGTTCGTATGATGGGAATTGATACACCCGAATCTAGAACTAAAGACAAGGTAGAGAAACTCTTTGGTAAAGCATCTAAGAAACACTTAAAGAAACTATTAGAAAGTGCAGAATCCATTTCCCTTATTTCACACGATAAAGGAAAGTTCGGAAGAATCCTTGGTGAAATCTATATTCACAATAATATAGGACATCCAACCTTTGAAACTGAAGTCAATGTTAATCAACAAATGATTGATGATTGTCACGCAGTTCCTTACACTGGAGAGAACAAAGACTTAGTTGAACAACAACACCTAGAAAATAGAAAGGTTGTTATGGAGACTGGGTATGTCACTCAAGAACAGATAGATAAGGTGTCCAAATGATTTTATCTGCAATAGACTGTTTTTATATTATATCAATTGCTACCATTTTTGGATTCATCATCATGATGGAAATGCAAATCAAACAAATCAAAACTATGATGGAAGAACACATTAAGTTTGACTGCATAGAAGACCACAAAAAAGACTAAAACCCTCTTGCCAAAATAGTATTCGCACTATATAATAGTAGTGTAATCAAACAGAATGCAATTCTACCTGATTACAACGACAATTTGTAAAATTATAGGAGAATAAATATGTCAAATATTAAAATAATTCTAGGCAATTCCTTTGACCTAGATTCATATAAGGAACCATTCGGTTCCAAATACTTTAAAGAAAAATATCCACAATGTAACTTTTTAGGTTATGGTTGGAGAAATTTATCAAAAGATGACCCTACTAAAGATGACGATTCAAATGCAGGCGTGAGAGCAAAAGGAACTCCAACTGCACATGATTCTTTAGGTCAGTCTTTTCAAATTAATGGTTGGAAAGGAGAATACCGTCCACCCATTGAAGATGAAAATGGAAACCTCAAAGATGGTAGAACTCGTAGAAACGAGTTAATCTATCTTGGTGAAACATGGATGCCAGTTGCAAGACTTAAGTTCAAAGCTGCAGAAAAACCAAACACCCAAGAAAGAGCTTCTATGATAGGAATGAATAATCATGACTTTCATACAAGATACGAAATGTTAGATTTTGTTTCAGCTGTTGGAAGAGATATTCAAGATGGTGAATGTCAATTAGATGAAGATTCAATTAGAACTCATTTGATTGAGGAATATGATATTGAACAATATTTCCACATGACAAGTGGTGGGATAGTTCAAAAAATCATTAATCTAGTATTGAAATATGCAGAAGGTGGTGACGGTAATACTCCAGTGACAAGAGACGTTGTTACTGATTGGGTGCAAAATTGTAAGGGAGATATTAACAAACATCAAATCCCTTCCTCAGTTGCAATTCTAAAAACTGGTGGTCAAAGAGACGAACAGTTAATTATGAGGTGGGTTCTTCCACAATCACCTAAGAAGCCTGAGGTAATATTATACCCAAGTGGTTTATTTGCAGATGACGCTAGGAAAAGTGTTCTTGATTTCATCAGTGATGTCAAACAACATTACAAGAATGTATTCAAATGTGTAAGTGGAGCAATTGACCATCTAAATGTCAAAGCACCTACTGAGGATTGTTTCGATTTGATTGGTATTGTTCCAACACTTGAAACAGAATATCAAAAAAGGGCTTGGGAAGAAAACAGATTATTAACTTTAAAAGAATTCTTAGAAAATTAATCGAAAACTACCTTTACAAAACCACCACCTATGTGTATAATAGATGTATACATTAGGAGAAGTGTTATGTCATTTTTAAAAGATTTAGTAAAAGCATCGGGAAACGAATATGCAAATATCGTTTCCGATGGTGTTGCAGCTGGGGATGTAGATTCGTTTATTGATACGGGTTCTCACATCTTCAATGCACTATTAAGTGGTTCACTATATGGTGGACTTCCCTCAAACAAAATTACTGCAATCGCAGGTGAATCTGCAACAGGTAAAACCTTTTTTGCACTGGGTATGGTCAAACAATTCCTAGAAGACAATAAGGATGCCGCAGTAATTTACTTTGAATCTGAATCTGCAATATCGAAAGATATGATTGAATCAAGAGGAATAGACTCATCAAGAGTTGTTATCGTTCCTGTTGTGACCGTGCAGGAGTTCAGAAATCAAGCAATCAGTATACTAGATAAGTATGCAGAAACCCCAAAAGAAAAACGACCACCTATGATGTTCTGTTTAGATTCACTTGGTATGTTATCAACAACCAAAGAAATTGAAGACACTGCAGAAGGTAAAGAAACTAAAGATATGACTCGTGCTCAAATCACCAAAGGTGCATTTAGAGTATTGACATTGAAATTAGGTAGGGTCGGAGTTCCTATGATTGTGACTAATCATACATATGATGTGATTGGTTCTATGTTCCCTCAGAAAGAAATGGGTGGTGGAAGTGGTCTGAAATATGCAGCCTCATCTATCGTCTATCTCTCTAAGAGAAAAGAAAAGGAAGGTACAGAAATCGTTGGTAATATCATTCACTGTAAAAATGCAAAGTCAAGATTGACTGTTGAGAACAGAGTGGTTGATGTTAGATTATCATACGACAAAGGACTGGACAGGTACTATGGTCTATTAGACATGGCACTTGCATTCGGAGTATTTGAGAAATCATCTACAAGAGTTAAACTTCCAAATGGTAAAACAGAATTTGGTAAGACAATTAACAACAACCCCGAAAAATACTTCACACCCGATGTGATGGAACGATTAGAAACACATGCACAGGAATATTTCAAATATGGAACAGAGAATAGAACAGACGATACTAAAGAATCTGATTCAGAGTGATACTTTTTCACGGAAGGTGCTTCCTTTTCTTAAAGGAGAGTATTTCACCGAGAATGATGAGAGAACTGTATTTGAAGAAGTATATTCATACTTTGAAAAATACACCAAAACCCCAACTGTAGAAGCACTTCTCATTAACCTAGACAATAACACTTCGTTAAACGATAGTGTATTGAAAGGGTCAAAATCTATAGTTAACAGTTTTGGAACCAAGAGTGAGGAAACCCCTCAAGATTGGTTGATTGACGAATGTGAACAATGGTGTAAAGATAGAGCAATCTATATTGCAGTCATGGATTCAATTGAAGTCATAGATAAAACCTCTCAACGTTCAACAGGTGAGATACCCGAACTTTTAAAGGATGCACTTTCGGTGTCTTTTGACACCAACATAGGTCATGATTTTATTGAAAACTCAGATGAGAGATTTGATTTTTATCATACGGAAGAAGAGAAACTTCCATTCGACCTAGAATACTTCAACAAGATTACCAAAGGTGGTTTACCCAACAAAACTTTAAACATATGTCTTGCAGGAACTGGTGTTGGTAAGTCATTGTTTATGTGTCACATGGCATCAAGTCATTTGATGATGAACAAGAATGTATTGTACATTACACTTGAAATGTCAGAGGAAAGAATTGCAGAAAGGATAGATGCAAACACATTGAATATTCCTATGAAAGATTTGCCCGACTTATCTAAGAAACTGTTTGACAAAAAGATTGATAAAATTGCAGAGAAGACAAAAGGTAAACTTATTGTAAAAGAATATCCTACTGCATCAGCACATGTTGGACACTTCAGACATCTATTACAAGAACTTAGTATTAAGAAAGATTTCAAACCCGATATGATTTACATTGACTATCTAAACATATGTGCAAGTGCAAGAGTTAAGCCAGGAAGTGGTGCAAACTCTTATACCCTTATCAAATCTATTGCAGAAGAACTTAGAGGACTTGCAGTAGAGTTTGATGTACCAATTATGAGTGCAACCCAAACAACAAGAAGTGGATATGGTTCAA